AGGGTGGGACGTGCCAGCTGACCCTTAGTGTTTAGCTCAAAACCGTTGGCTTCAAGGGGCACTGCGGTGTAAGTGTTGGTTTGGTAGACAATGTCATCGCCGTTGACTTGCTTCCAGTTGCAGAAACGATAAATTGCTTGGACAGTCGACCCACTCGGCAAAAGAGTGGTGATGTCGAGAGTAAACAGGTCAATGACCTGCGGCATCTGCGTTTTAAGCGTCTGCGCGTTGGGTGGCGTTTGCGTCATACATACACCTGGGTAAGGGAAAAATTAATTCGAGCGTATGATGGAGTTTCGGGGACAATAGTCCATCCATCATCTAGTAAGAAGTTTCGAGGGCTTAAAGTCAGGGTAACTTCGACCACAGTTAAATCCGAAATATCCACTGAAGTCAAAACACCGGTTGCGAGGTTGGCGGTATAGTTCGTTGGATTTGTATATCCACTCAAGTCAAGAGTGCCTGCTTTAATATTTGTGTAGCCAAGCACTAATTGGCCAGACTCGAACGGCCTTGAAAACACCTTGGTATCTAAAGGGCTGCTCCAGGTAATCGCCTGTCCCCTTTTGGAGAGCAAAAAGCTTTCAATTGAATAGGCTTCTGACTCTTTAAGAAGACCCGTGGTGCAATCCCATTTCTCTACACTTGCATTTAAGCCATCGGTCAAAACTTGGCTATACCCGTCGCCAAACTGAGCACGTTGAATCCTAGTGGTAGTCTTGACCTGAGTAGTCCTTTCAAGCTTGATGTCATCAAAGGCTAGATAAGTCATCAGAGCATCCCTCCACTGCGACGCTCATTCGCGAGCGTTGATATTACGATACCTTGAACTTGCCCTGCGATCTGTTTTTGCGCTGCGGGGCTTAGCTGGTCACCACTATTTTCAACCTTGATGTTGATAGTTCCAACCGTGACTCCGGCCCTACCTGACGCTTCAACGCCTAGCCGCCCGCTTGATGTTCGACGCAAGGGCATAATCGCTTCTGGACCAGCCTCTCCCATCAGACCAAAGCGACCAGTCCCACCATTGGCGTACTGGAACAGCGTGGGCTTGCTGACGATGCCGCCCTTGGCGAATGGAACGATTCCGTTCTTGCCGAAGACTCCGCCGTTCTTCATGCGCAAGCCACCCCTGGAGGCGATGTCAGCAAAAATATCGCCACCGCCGCTTGCACCACCGCCACCACCACCACCAGGCAGCAGCCCAGTCAACTGATTCAAGATTGCCATTGTGATCATCTTCTGAATGATCTGCGCAGCCATGTCAAGGAAATATTTACCGACATCTCGGAAGAAGCCAGCAAGCGCCTCTTTGGCGGTAACGCTGCCGTCAATCGCGCTCTTGAATGAGTTCGCGAATGCAGTCCCGATTGCATTCGCGCCGCTGACTATCTGATTAGCTGAGCCAATCAACTTATCCAGCTCTTTGCTGGTGCCACGAATGGCGGATTGAAGGCTTTCAATAACAGTAGGATCGAGCTGCTGCCTAATTAGATCTAGGTCTTGATCAGTAGCAAACTTTCCGTGTTGTTCTTTGTATATGCGCTGAGCCTCAGCCACTTCTTCGCTTCTAGTTGTAAGGCCAAGACTTTTACGCAACCCAAAGCGAGCGGCTGCAGCAGCTTGTTCAGCTTTTGCAATTTCTTGAGCTTTTCTCAATCTCTCGTCATCTGCCTTACGCATGTCATCGGTAAGTTTGAGCATTTCTACTCTGAAGTCACGATTCGCTCTCGCAATCGCAACGATTTTCTTATTAGGCTCCAACTCCTCAGCAGCTTTTATTGCGGCTTGCCTTTGCAATACAAGAGCTTTTTTTCTTACCTCAAAGTCTTTCTGCCTTTCACTTGCAAGAATGGCAGCAACCTGAGCTTCTCGCTGCAGATCGCTAATGTCTTTTGGCCCAGACGGGCCGCGCCCAAGCCTAGGCTTAGGCTTAGGCGAATCTTGGGTGCCGCCATAAGCAAGGCCCGTGCCGGCTGTGGCCTGGGCAATATCGAAAGATTCTTGCTCTTCAATTGCCATCTCAAGCTGATCACGAGCCCTAAGCAATTGAGCGTCAAGCTTTTTTATTCTGTCTTCAACTAGCGAATATCGAGTTGTAAATATAAGATTACCATCTTCATCTCTCATCCCCATCGTGCCTTGTGGTACTGGGATGCCTGCTAGTTCTGTTTTTGCATCTGTCAGCTTAATCGCTAGATCTTTAACTCTTTCGCCAAGACCTTCTACTCCTATACCAAAAAAGATATTTAACCTCTTGGCCGCAATATCAATCCATTTGACGATCTCTATAAAAGTCTCTTGAAACGCAACACCTACAGGACCAAGTAACCGGCCAACACTTTCATTCATCTCTTCCAGTGCAACCTTTAATCGATCTCCAGCGCTTTCAGGACCCTTGGCAATCTCTTGCGCCGTTTCCCCGTAACGCTCAAACAACGACTCAGCGAATTTCTGGAAATCTTCAAGGCTGACCTGCCCTTGCTCTAGCGCCTTATCAAGTTCTGCCGGCGTTTTGCCCATTGACTGAGCAAAAATCGTAAATGCACCTGGCAATCTTTCACCGATTTGTTGCCTCAATTCCTCGGCTGAAACCTTGCCCTTGCTAAACACCTGCGCAGTCGCAGTTAAAGCGGCATCAACATCAGCAAGTGAACCGCCTGTCGCCCTTACAGCAGCAACAATGCCGTTAAATGCGACTTTGGTGTCTTCAAGATTTCCACCTGCACCCTGAACAGAGGCTTGAAGCTTTGTAAATTGGCGAGTTAAGACCTCCTGAGGAATCGCGTATTGCTCAGTGCTGTCTCTAATAAAACTTAAAGCTTCATGGTATTCCTCTGAACTTGTTGTAACGCCAAACAGTGCAACCCGAAGCTTCTTAAGTCCAGCCTCGTATTCAGCCGTGGCTCCTAAAGCCTGCCTCATTCCACCTACTTGAGCACCAATAGCGCCGCCGACAACCGCCCCACCGGGGCCAAAAAATGCTCCAATGCCAGCACCAAGAGCACCCTCAGCTCCACCAAAAACACCAGCACCCGCAATTGCGCCAACAGTCTTGGTAGCACGACCAGCGAAGCCTCCTCCCCTCTTTTGACCTTCAGCTTTTGCAAGCGCAGCCGAGTACTTGTCAACATCTGCACTGAGTCTTTTAAATTGCGTGCTGCCAATCGCCGCCTGCTCTCGCAGCGCCTTCATGGCGCTTATTTGATTTCTAAGCGTTTCAATGTTTTTCTTGCCTGAGGCATCAAAGGCCCTGATTCCACGGGCAACCTCATCAATGCCAGACTTGCTCGCTTGATTTGCTGATCGCTGCAAACCAGCAAGTTGATTTTTCAGCTTCTCAACGACCTGAGTGCCGCCAGCGTCTTGGACCTTGAGGATGATCTTTAGGTCTTCAACCTGAGCCATCAGAGCGCTTCCTCAGTTCGGTCAAGGCCGTCGCCTCCAAGATTTGAAGGCGCTCAAGCACATTAGTTCGATCTTCCACATTGTAGAGGTCAAACAAGCCCCCGGAACAAAGCAAAACTTCGTACTTCAAGCCAACCAGGCCACTCATTGAAACGCTCCACTGGGTTTGCATGCGCAAAAACATCTGCACAGCATCCCAGTTCTCGTCCCAAACCTCAAAGTCCTCAGAGGGCTGGGGCTCCCGCTTTTCAATTTTTATTCCAAAAGCAGCTGCGTCTTCTTGGGTCTTGTCTTCAACCACTTGGCCGCCTGAAGCCCAGTAGATCGCAGCCTCTTTTAGTTTTTTGCTTCGCCTTCTGCGTAAGTTGCCGTATATGCACTCAAGACAGCACGAGTCCAGTCAGCATCATCTGCAAACTCTTCTATGGTCTTCTTGGAGCAAGCGACAGGAGATCCGTCCTCGTCTTCAATCCCTTCCCAGTCCAGCAAAATTTCACTGATAAATTCAAAGCCGCCAACTTCTGCCATCTCCTCGATACGAGACATCTTCACGCGCTTAAAGACTGCGGTGAAAGTCGACTCTTCAAATTTTCCAGGATTGTCTGCACTAGGCTCCTTCACGGTCACAGGCCACTTGAAGGATTTGACCTTTTTGCGGACGAATGCCATAAAGAGTGCGCATGAGCGCGTTCAGCATACACAAAAAAAGGGGGGTCGCAAAGACCCTCCCTTACTAACCCCGCCAAAGCAACCTTAGGTGAAAATCAAGTCGAAGTCAGTGTTGGCAGCATCCTCTGGCACGCATGTAAATGGAATGTTAAACATTGCAATGCCATCGGAATCGCTGTAAGACACGTCGCCAATGTCCACCTTGCTAGAGGTGAACTGAACGATGTTCCCGTCATGTGTGCCAGCTACTCCATGAGTGAATTGCAAGTTGCCCAGAGCCGCATCATCATCAACCGCAGCGGCAAAGTAGTCCTTGGTTCCTTGCAGGACCGCCTCGATCGTTACGTTGCCAGTTACGGCGCGATCAGTAATTAAGACCTCCTTGCTTCCTCCAATCAGCTCTCTGTACACAATTGAGTTGCCAAGGGCCATGCTGAAGCTCTGGAGAGCGCCCGCATAGCTCAAAAGCTGGAAGCTGCTGGTATTGCCATTCTTGAAGACCAGTGGGTCAGCTTGGTTCGCGTAAGTAGGCGTCAGGATCGCGCTGTCATCAGGGGCGTTGTAAATGTCAGTGAACGTGAAATCC